GCATCGGTGTCCCTGACGACGAGACCCGACCGCGCCGCCCACTCCTGCGCAGCCTTCACCAGCTCGTCGCCCTCCAGCGGGATCCGCTCACCCGTCGGGAGACCCGCCCCGTCGAGCTCGGGCTTCTGGAGCTCCGGCATCACGACGGCCGCCCGATCCAACGGGAGGCCCTCACTGCCGGCGAGGCCGACTCCGGTGATGGCAACCTCGGGCTGACCCTCGGCGGGATAGAACGCGTACATGGGGACCTCCTGGGGTCAGGTCGCTTAGGTGGGATGAAGCACGCCGGAGGGCGTGCGGGAAGGTCAGGCGACGATGCGGCGAAGCTCAGCGGTGATGCCGAACTCCCACGCCAAGAACGTCGCGCCGTTGAACGAAACCGTCATCTGACGGACCGACGTTCTCGTGGCGTAATGGCAGGTGCCCCGGAGAACACTCCTGTCCGGGTGGATCAGGTCAGCATCGACAACGCCCACCAGGGCGTCGAAGTAGTCCTCGAGCCTCGCCTGCTCCTCGTCAACGTCGCTCGGGTTCGTCAAGAGCCGAATGCCGATGTTGATCTCGTCGAGGACCGTGCCCGTCGCCGGGTAGCTCGTCCGCGACGGAAGCACGAAGTTGAAGAGGGTTGGAGGGTTGACGCTCGCGGGCTGCCAGCGGTGCCGGTCGACATCGGTGATCGGGATCGACGCCTCCAACGTGACGAGGGCGTCGATGAAAGCCTTGAGGCTCACGGGAACAGCCGCCGGTCGGCCTTCACGGCCCCGTCGGTCAGGATCCGCTCGACTTCGACCGCCGTGCCCTCGCGAGTCCGGTCGATGAAGTGGGTAGCCGGCGTGCCGCGGCTAGACCGACGGTACGCCCCATCCGCAAACTTGAGCGCTGCGCGAGGGCCTCGAGCTGCCTTCGGCGTGATCGCGTGGTGCTTACCGGCCTGTACCAAGCCCAAAAGCTTCGCGGCCGGACTGGCGCTAGCGCCACCACCCCGCGGTCCCTGAAAACTCGCCTCAAGCCCGGAACCGTCGTTGACGTACTTCGCGTAGATCACCCTCGGACGGACCGTGCCGCTCACCCCGGTCGAGTTGGCCCGCGTGATCGCCGTGATCTTGCTCGACAAGGCGCCTGTCCGGCCCTTCGGGGCGGCCTCGCTCGTCCGCATATGCGTCAGGTCCACGGCCTCGTGCATCGCGCGGTCCGCCTCCTCCTGAAAGACGGGGATTGTCCGCTCCAGCTCCCGCACGATCTCCTCCGGCGTGCGGTTCACGACAGCCTCGGCGAACGACTGATCAGAGCGATCGTCTGCGCGACCCTCGGCGGGAACTGCCGGAAGTAGTTGACCGACCCGCCGTCGGGAAGCTCGACCATGTCGCCATATCGCGCATCTTTCTCCTTGTACGCACGGGCGACCATCATCAGGAACGCGTCCTTGACGTCGGCCGGAACCGGCGTGATGCCGAAGCGGCCGGTCACCGTGACCACCTGGCCGAGGTTGTGAAGTCCGATGCCCCACGCCGCGCCCCACCCGCCCCACGCATCCCACGGCAGCAGCGCTCCACCCGGCCACGCCGGGGGCGGTGGGGCGATGGTCAGGTCGGTCATCGCAAGGTCGTCCCCGACAAGCCGGTAGGCGGTTGGGTCCAGGACCGTCCCGTCCACCGCAACGGATGTGACGACCCGAGCGTCCGGGATTGAGATCCGCCGCCGGTAGTTGCCCTGGAGGGTGACGACGGCGTCGGGAGAGGAGTCCACACCGTCGTCGTCGAGGGCGGGGTTGCGCGTGAAGGAACGGCCAGTCACCCGGCTGAGCCGGGCAGCCTGGCCGTCCAACAGCATCTGGAGCAGCGCGTCGTCGGTCGTCTTCGTGACACCGCCGAGGAACGCCTTGATTTCGGCGAGTGTCGCGAGCGCGGCCACCGTCTCAGCCCGCGGTCGGCTTCCGCTTCGCTGGCGTCTCGTCGACAACCGGCGCATCGGTCGAGACAAGCTCGACGACCGAGCCGCGCGCCGCACCGTAGGCGTCGAGGAGATCCGGCGGGATCGGCTGCCCCGCGACCACCTTGCGGTGGAGCGGAGCACCCTGCTGGCCCTTGATGGTGACGACGGTCGTCACCTCCGCGATCTTCTGGCTGCCGACGCCGTAGTGCCTCATCACTCCGTCTTCCATCAGGTTCGCTCCTTTGCGGTCACGGCGAACGTGAACGACGGGGAGGCGGTCCCTCCGATCGTCCACGACCACCTGAGTTGGCTTCCCAGCGGCCCGAACACGCCACCGTCGGTCGCGGCGCCCGTCTTCTGGCTGAACGCCTTGACGGTCAGCCATGTCGTGCCACCGTCGATCGACGTCTGAAGGACGAGGTCGAGCGTCGGCGACGTTCCGGCGAACGCGGTAACCGCGAGGGAGACCTCGAGCGCCTGCGCCTGCGCCGCATTGAACGCGGCACTGGTTCCCGTCGCGGTCCTGGCCGCAGACGCGAGGCTCGCATCGCTGCGAGTCCTCGCCGCCGCGTAGTAGTTGCCCTGCGCATCACGCGCCATTACGCGAGGTCCACTTCGACCATCGCCGGGGGACGCCACACCGCGAGCGCGGCCCGCATCTCGGCGAGGATCGTGATCCGGTTCTTGATGAAGTCGTCCTGGTCGGAGTCGCTCATCAGGACCTGCACGCCCTCGCGGATCAGCAGCAGCGCGCCGATCTCGAAGTCGGCGACGAGGCTCTTCCCGACGGGGATTGCCTGCGACGGCACGAGCGGAACGCCCCAGATCATCTGGGGAGTCATCTGGAACGGGCCGCCGGAGTAGTACATCCCGGTCGTCGAGCCCTTCGCCTTCAAGACCGCCTGCCAGTCCGTCGGGTACATGACGATGCCGTCCGCCATCCCGTCGGCGAGCAGGACCGCGGTGATCCCCGAGAGGATCTGATCAGCGGGCAGCTCGGCGCTGTTGAAGACGACCTTGCCGATGCCCGACGTGTTCAGGATGCCGGTCAGGTTCGACCCCGACCCGTCACCGTTGAGGACCTGCGTCTCCAGCCGCCGGCGGACCATGTACTGGAGCCGGCTGTCGATGACGCTCTGAAGCGCCGGGACATCCGCGAGGGCCTGCCGAGCGATCTTCATCCACGTCGCGATCGTCTGAGCGGTCGCGAGCTGGTCGGTCAGCGTCTGACCAGCCGACGGCTTCGTTGCGGACTCCGCGGTTTCCGCGACACCCGCATCGAGGCTCCCGGTCTCCTGCGTGTAGGGGAACGTGTTCTCGTTCATCGTCCCGACCTTCAAGAGGTCGAGCACGCGGAGCGGGCGCTGGATCTGCGGCACGACTCCGAACCAGTCGCCACGCCGCATGTTCGTCGTCGGCGCGACGTCGGTCGCGAACGCATCGCGGCCCATCACTTCGCCGAGCTCGACGCCGCCGAACCGGCCCTTGCTGTGAGAGGCGGTCTCGAGGGTCGCGACGAGGCCGGCGTCGGCGAACAGCCGACTGGCATCCCAGCCGTTGCCGCGCATGGACTCGTCCGGCGTCCGCTCACGCGGCGGCGCCTGGTTGCCGTTGGCGGCCATCATCTGCAGAACCTCGGTCTGCTCGGCCTGATAGGCGGCGATCTCGTCCTTAATCGTTCCGGCCTTCGCGACCGCGGCCTTCGCGGTCTCGAACTCGGGGGATCCGGGCTTGAGGTTCTCGGTCCCGGCGTATGCGGCCTGGGCGGCCTTCACTTCCGCGTCGGCTCCGGGGAGCTGGTCGCGGCGGTCTTTGATCTCGTGCTCGATCGCCTTCAGGCGGTCGGCGAGGGGGTTGACGGCGGTAGCCGGCATGGGTTCGCCCTCCTTTGGGGGGGACTGGGTTGATGTGCAGCCCCGCGGGGGGCGGATGGGAACGGTCAGGCCCGACGAACGTCAGGCGGTGAGGAGTGCCGCGATCTGCTCGCGGTCTTCGGCCGAGAGTTCGGCGGGCGCCGGCGGATCCGGCACGGGGGGAAGTTCGGGTGCAACGGCCTCCGGAGCTGGCGCGGGCGCCTGGGCCTTCGCGCTACGCCTGAGGCTCCGTGCGCTGGTCCCGGAGCCGAGCAGACCACCAACGACGGCCTCGTAGGTGCCGATGCGGTCGACGAGGCCAGCCGAAAGGGCGCGTTGGGCGTTCATCGAGCGACCCTGCCCGTAGTTGTCGATCACGGCCTGGGCATCGACTCCCCGGCCGGTGGCGACATCCGCCACGAACATGCCGTAGAGATCGTCGACGTTCTGCTGGATGTACGCCTGGGCGTCCGGGTCGAGTGGCTCGTCAGGGTTGCCCTCGACCTTGTACTGGCCGGCGCTGATGTACGTCACCCGCAGGCCGAGTTGACTGTTCAGGCCGGATTCGTCGACGTGCATCTGGTAGACGCCGATCGACCCGATGCTCGACGATGGGCTGGCGACGATCTCGTCCGCCTGCGAGGCGATCCAGTACGCCGCCGAGCACATCTGCGTGTCCGCGATGGCAACGATCGGCTTGACGCCCTTCGCGGCTTGGAGGTCGGCAGCGGTTTCGGGGACGAGGTCGATCAGACCACCGGGGGAGTCGACGTCGATCAGGATCGCCGACACAGCTGGCGACTCCATCGCTTCGCCGAAGGCCTCCCGGAACGCGGCGAGTCCGCCCGGCGCGCCGCCGAACAGCAGCGACAGCCACGATCCCTGCGGGGTGATGACGCCGGTCAACGGGATCACCGCAACCCCGGTCATGGTCTGCGGGTCGCCGGAGCTGGCGGCCATCGTGCCGGCGCGGGGGACGCGGGCGGCGATCTCGGGCAGCATCTCGGGGCGGATCGCCCACCGGGAGCCGCTGAGCATCTGGAATCCCCGAAGGGTGTCGTCGGGCATAGCGCCTCTTTCAGGTGGTTGTGGGATCCGCTGCGCTTCCGCTCATACCCTGCGCCGGGTACGGCTGCGACAGAGGCCAGAGGTTGTTACGCGGCAGGTAGAACTCGTTCATGCCCGGCTCGCTGGACTGCGGTTGGTTGAGAACCGCGCGTCCCTCGTTCGGCGTCATCAGCGCGCTCGCGATGCCCTCACGGAGAGCCTCGATCTCCTGGAGCTTGTCGCCCCGGAGAAGGCCGGAGAAGTCGAACTCGGCGTAGACGTCGTTCTCGCGGAGAAGCCCTGTCACGACTTGCGCGTTCAGCATCTGCTCGACGATGATCAGCGGCGGGGCGAGGCCGTCGACGTAGCTCATCTGCCGCTGGTCTGCCAGTGGTGAGCCCTTCTTGTCCAAGCCGTAGCCGAGGCATCCGGGGGCGATGCGGTACACGGCCCCCGCCTCCTCGCGGGCGACCATCCGCTGCTCGATCAGTTGCGCCTCGACAGCGCTGTGGCCGACCATCTTCCAGTCGAGTCCCGGCGGGAGGAGCGCCGGTCGGCCCGCGTTCGCCGGTCCTGCATACAGCGCTGTGATGTCCTCCCGGAGTTGATCCATCAGGTTCGTCCGAGAGATCAGGTCGAGGCCAAGGAACTCCTTGTCGACGGTGATCGCCGACGGCGGCCGAGCCGCGTTGCTGAGCATCGACACCTGATGCCGCTGTGCCGCCCGTTCGATCGCGACGGTCGTCCCGAGCTGGCGAAGCGGCGACACGCCGAGCGGCCCGAACGGCGACCACCACGCAACATGGAGAACCGTGTCCGACCCAACGGTCCGCTCCGTCGCGGGATTGTCCTGATCGAGCGTCCACCCCGCGATTGCGTCGCGCACCGCTTGGATCGGCTGCGCGAACCGGTAGTCCGCCGGCCGGAACGTGATCGAGTCGCCCGCGCCGTTGTCGATCCCGCAGAGAGCGTTGCCGTGGATCAGCAGCGGGCCGAGCAGGGCCATGCCGAGCTGCGCCGCACTCGCCCGCGGCCACGGCGTCGAGATCGCCGTCGCGAGAGGATGCTCACCCGACCTCAGGCGCTCCCGCGAGTCGTCCCCGGTCCGGCGGTACACCTTCAGCGGCACCCTGACGGACTCCGCGAGCTGCCACATCACCGCGGCGGCAACCATCGGCTGCTCGGCGAACAGGAGGGCGTAGCTGACGCGGCGGCCCATCGAGTCGGCAAGAGACCCGTTTGCCGGGATGCTCGAGTATCTGAGGTCACCGCGGCCGGGCCCGATCTGGACGGGGCCGAGGTTCATGTCATAGAGGGTGGTCACTCCTGATGTTCCTGGCGCCACGACTCATTGGCGCGAGGCACCATCGCGACACCGCCCGGGACCGGAGTGGCCGTCCCGCCCTCGACGTACTTCGCCTCCGACAGACGAGTGCGGTCCGGGAGCTCGTCGAGCAACAGGCCGTTGATGACCTTCCCGTCGCGGGTGTGGATCGTCGTCGGCTGCCCCACGCGGTCGGTGGTCAGCTCAAGCGGCATCCGCCAGCGCAGGCGGTCCCTCGTGACGACGACGAGCGTCCAGGCCACGACGACGGCGAGAAGGAGGATGGTCGCGCAGAAGATCAGCATCAGAGAGCCTCGATTCGGAACGACGAGAGGTCGAAGGTGCGCGGCTTGTCGCCAGACGCGATGGCATCACCGCGCGCCTCCCACGACACGACCGACGCGTCCGCAGCGTCGATCTTGAGCGGCGAGTCCGGCCGGGCCTTCGCGAGAATGTGGAGCTTCTGCTGCTTGTCGTCGACGACGTTGACGAGCTGCTTGTGCGCGTTGCCGATGTGCTGCGACACGACCTCGTCGCCGTCGTGTTTGACGTCGCCGTTGCCGACGGCGTCCTCGAAGTTCCGGACCGCCCACGCCATCTGCCGCGGCCGGTTGGTGAACCACGCGATGACGCGCTTCTCGCCCCACCGGCCCATCCACTTGTCCAACAGGTGGTCGATCCACTGGGGGTCCACGTAGACCCGCCACACGGCGAATCGCTCGAAGACCTCGATCATCGCCCCGTCGATCTCGTCAAACGGGTGCTCGTAGTTGTCGTCGGCGTCGTCCGGTCGCTCCCACACGCCGACGGGCCACTGGTAGCCGGTCTCGACCTCGGTCGCGATGATCGCGAGGGAGTCGTTGAAGCGGGCGCCGTCGACCCCGAGCACGATCCACGCGCCGGGCTCAACCTCTCGCGGCTCGGCGAGCTTGTCCCACGCCTCGCGGTCGAACGCCTTTCCGGTGCCCTTGGTCTTGCGGTTCAAGTGCCAGCGCTCGGCCTGGGCCGGGTCGCGCTTGATCAGGGCGACGAGCTCCGCTTCGACGCGCTCGAGACTGACCCACCAAGAGTCCCCGTAGACCTTCCGCAGCATCCGCATCCGGTCAACGTGGTTGAAAACCGACCCGGGGCCAGGGTCGACGTCGTCGTGGTAGACGCCCTCAAGCTCCTGTTCGGACGTGAACTGCGCGACCGAGTCCTCCGACGGATCCCACGCGTTGCACGTCGAAAGCCACCGGCCGCCCATACCGGCAAGACCACGGCGCTGCGTGTCTGCGAGACGCCGCAAGCTATTCGACTTCAGCCAGCTTTCGGTCTGGTCCTGCACGACCAGCGTGACCCGCTGGCCAAGTCTCGAGAGCGCCGACGATGTGACCGGCTCGATCTTGCCGCCCGACGGAAGGTTGATTCGCGTCAAGCCCGTGTCGGTGATGTCCGCAGCCAACGCGCCGCGCTCGATCATCGGCAGCAGCGCGCCCCACACGTTGTCGGCCTGGTCCTCGCTCGCGGCCGTGACCTGAATCAAGGGAGTCGCCCACGGCCTACCCACCGGCTGGCCATTGGCGTCCCAGCCGTCGAAGACCACCGGCCCATCCGGCGCGGCCTCCACGCAGACGATCGCCGCAGCGAACGGGCCCTTGCCCCACTTCTGCGGCCGAACCAGCTGCGAGCCACGCAGGTAGACGAACGGCAGAACCCAGGCCCCCGACCGCGGATCGCGGCGCGTGAACGGGTCGACGCGGTAGTGACGCAGCGTGAAGCGCCACATTTCCCCGGTCAGGCCGTACGGCTCGCCCGCCAGATCCCCGTCTGGGATGACGCAGTCCGCCTCGATCCACTCGCCGGCCAGAAAGCCCAGCGTCGGGAACTCGCGACACGCCACGCATCGCCCGTGATCATCGGTCCCAGCAGCGTCCCGAAACTCAGAGCCGCCGCAGTTGCGACACAGCGGACCAGCCATTCGCGCCTCCTCGAGCTATACGGCGCGAAGCTGATGCACCTCCGCAGGCTCACGGGCCGGGGAAGCCTCCTCGACAGTCCCAAGCTTCAGCCGCAGCCGAGCCCGATCCGCCACCGTCGCGCCCAACAGGCTCTCCTGAAGGCGCAGTTCGCTCGCAAGATCCTTTGCCGGCCGCCGCTCATACTGGTCGACCAATGGCGCGAGCTGCCGCAGGCGCGTCCAGTCGGTCGTCGTGAACCGCGTAGCCATCGGTGAGCGCGCCCACGTCTCATACCAGTCCCGGGTCGCCTTGAGGTAGCGGATCGTCACCGTCGCGATCGCCGGATACGAGTTGCCGTCCTCATCGACCTTCGTGACCGCGCGCTCCGTCCGCCACGTCGTCGGCAACGCCGGGAACTCGCCAAGGTAGCCCTCGGCCGGCAGCTCGTCCATCGGCGCCTCAGCGTTACGGCGCCTCCGCTGCGACGGGTCCTTACGACTCGGATGAGCGCCTGGCGCTGCGCCACGGCCAGCCATCAGTCCGAAAGTCCCCAGAATCCGTACACATCTCGAGCGACCAAACCGGGTGAGTAAATACGTAGGTACCCGTACTTACGACCGCCCCCCCATGATTTCGGGTCCATGTCCGCGCTCCAAGTCTCGTGGGTCGGTCACCGCGCGTATGGGTCTGTTGCGCGGTCACAGTCGGCGCATTTCGTAGCGCCGTTGCTCAGGTCGTACGTGCCGTCTTCGGCTAAGGGCTTGATGTGGGTGGCGCGGAGGCCTTTGCCTGTTGGGTCGTACAGTCCGCAGTCTTGGCAGGTGTGGTCGTCTCGGGCTAGGACGGCTTGGCGGAAGCGGGCTTGCGCTGCTCGGTTGCGGTTGGAGCTCCAGCCGGTGTGGTTGCCGTCGTGCGTGGGGCACGGGCGGAGGCTGGGACAGCCTGGCCGCGGGCAGACGGCGGCACGCCGCACCTAGGACGCCGTGCAGGTGTGGCGTTGTCCTCGAGGGGTTGGCTTACCGCAGGAGAGGGGCATTGCTTGAGGGGAGCCACGAGAGGGCTACTCGGTCGGCGGGTGCGGCCAGCCGATCAGTGCAGCGACCGACTCGGCTGGGAACATCGCTCGCAAGAGGTCGACCGCTGTGCTGGCGGGCATGTTGATGGTGATCGTGCCTGCGCCTGCCGGGGTTGGGCCTCGGATGCCGGACTTCAAGTCGTCGATGCTCACGGCTGGGTCCCGTAGACGAGCCACTCGTACGACGCTCGACCGAGCTTGACCATCACGCTGATCTCACAGGATGGTGGCGGAGTGACGCCGTGCTCGCAGATGTGGGCCTTCGTCAGCGGGATCACCTTGCAGATCGGGCATCCGGGGATGTCGCCGTAGAACGTCCTGACGTGGCCGGGCTTCGTCACGGCTTGCCCTTTGGTCGGGGAGCGACGGGGCCCTTGCCGAGCTTGGCTTCGCCCACGGGGAGGCCGGGTCGCCAACCGGGTGGGGCTGCCTCGGTGATGCCCAGCTTTAGCGGATCCGCGAACGCTCTCGCCTCGAGCGCGCCGGCCAGCGCACGCTCGATGTAGACCCGGCGAGTCTGCCCCAACTCGGCCGCCCGAGCGTCGACCCGAGCGAGTAGCTCCGCGTCGATCCTGCCGACCTGTTGGACTGGCCTCGCCATGTAGCAGCGAGTATACCAGATGCTACGGCCTAGCTGAACTCGGATGGTAGGACGACGAACTCCACATCCCCAGTGTCCGCCTCGAAGTCCGGGGCATTCCAGCGGGCGAAGCACGTCCCGCTCGAGCTCGGCAGAAAGTCGAAGTGGAAGAGGCCGGGCCCGTCGTGGACGATCAGCCCAGGCCACGTCTGCGTCAAGACCGCTCCTGTGGCCGTGTCGATCCGTAGCGTCACGGTCGGCGGGTCCGTCGGGATACCACCCACGGCGAACAGGACCGCCAAGGGGATGTCGTTCCCAGGCTCGAAGGCTTTCAGGCCACCGGTTGGGTAGAGCGAGGTCGCTACGCCGAAAATGGGGCCTGTCGTGGTGGTCGTGTCTGTGTAGTCCCCGAAGGTTAAGGTGCCGTACATGTCCTTGGGTCCCTTCTGATTGGCGGGGGTTGAGGTCTTCGCCAAAAGCGAGAGCGGGCTCGGTAGGCTTGCTTGATGCCGCTTCGCGGGTCCAGAAGTCGTTGGCGCCAAGGACGGGCCCGGGTAGCATTCGAGGCGCGCTATGGCCTCGTCGTGCCTGAAGGTTCAAGCGTCGGCGAGCCGCGCCTGATCACGAACGGGCAGCGGATCACGATCGGCTCCAGCGTTCGCATCCGCCCCGGGGCGCGGCTGGAGGTTGTGCCCGTCGCTCCCGGACACGAGGCGGTCGGGTCGCTCACGATCGGCGACCGCGTCCAGTTCGAGGATTTCGTCGCGGTGTCCGCCGCCGGCGACTTAGCCATCGGAGCCGGGTCGCTCGTCTCGTCCTTCGTGACGATCACCGACAACGATCACACGAGAGGCGCTGGCGCGGTGCTCGACCAGCCGCAGGTCGTCGCGGAGACAACTATCGGGGCAGGCGTGTGGATCGGCGCCGGGGCAGTCATCTTGAGGGGCGTCACCGTTGGGGACGGTGCGGTGATCGGAGCGAACGCCGTCGTCACGCGCGATGTCGCTGCTGGTGCGACGGTTGGCGGGATACCAGCCCGTCAGCTACGGTCACGCAATGGCTGATCTTCTCGCAGCTGCGGCTACTGCTCGCCGCCGAGTACTCGGGCTATCCGGTGACGCTCAGGCGCTCCTGCGTGAGCTTGGGATTGACCCCGCGGAGGTTGAGGTCGCTTTTGAGGGCCTGCCGGGCTTGTCTGACCCATTCGCGGCGTTCGGGATCGGCGTAATTATCGGCGCGCTCGCGGCTAGAGCGGAGTGAGTGTCCAGACGCAGCGCGTGTTCGTCGCTTTCGCCAGGTCGGTCGAGGCCGTGCCTGAGACGTGCCCGATCGCGAAGGTGAAGTTGCCGCTGTTGTAACCGGCGGGCAGAAGCGCCTCGTAGGTCGATGTCAGCGTGATCCTCTGAATCTGTCCGCCACCGACCGCCTTCGGCACGACGAGCGCCGTGCCATCGAGCGTTTGCGCACCCGGCACGCTGGCCTGGACGGAATACACGTTGCCCGCCGTCTGAATGTCGATGTCAGCCGTCGCCGTCATCTTGACCAGCATCGGGACCGGAAACCGCAGGTCCTTGGTGACCTGGATGTTGTTCGTGGCGATCGTCGCGGAGATTGCGGTGTCTGTCGCCTGCACGTATTCGATCGTGAGCGGTGCCACCCGCTCCGGGAAGGTCCTCAACACGTCCGCGACATCCGATCGGCGCACGCCGATCGGGCTTCCGTCGGGGATCGCCCCGACGCCGCCCGTGCAACCCGTGAAGGTTGTCGCCGTCGTTCCGGTATACGTGATCGTCTGGCCACCGAGCTGAAATGTCCCCGATGCCGGGAATGCCGGGCTGGTTTGCGTGCCTGCGCCAGCCGTCGACACGACGTTGATCGTTGCCGCCGGCAGGGTGAGCGGGCCACCGTTGTTCAGCGCCGTTCGAGCGTTCGTATAGAGCCCGTAGTTGTTGGACGCGGTCCCAGCCGCATCCTGGTCGCGCATCGTCCAATAGCCGCACCCGATAACCGACGGGTGACGAGCAAGAAAGTCGCGGACGGACTTGGCGTGAGCCACGCGCTGAGCAGACGTTTGGCCCTGCGAAGCCCCGAACTCGCCGATCATCAACGGTTTGGGGTTCACCGCCGTCGCATAACCGCTCCCCGGCACGAAATTGAGCACCGCCTCTACCTGCGTGCTGTAGACGTGGCCGTCGAAATAGTCCACGACTGGATCGAGCGCCTGCACGATTGACGCCGTGCCGTAGTTGTTGACCGACGCCATGCTGAATGTCATCGGTAGGTTCGGATTCGCGGCCTTCGCAGCATTGCGCACCGTCGCGAGATTCGCGATCCGCGCGGACGTGGTATCCGGGATCTCCTGAAGCACGTCAAGCGCGATCACGTTCGGAAACTGATTGACGAACGAGGCATACGCCGCGATGTAGGCCGCCGCCTGAGCGTACGACTGACCTCCGAAATGCAGCTCGCTTCCCCCCGTCGCGTAGACGTAGAGGTTGTTCGCCGCGCAATAGTTGATGAGCTGCGCCCACTGCGCAAGATACGTCGCCTCGGTGTAGTACCCCAGGAACAACCCGAACACGTCGCCGATCTGACGAATGCCGTTGCAGCCCTCCTGGATGGCGTCGTCGATCTGTGGCTTGATCCACCCTGCCCAGTCCCAATCGAGGTAATACTGGGCCCACGCGCCTTGACCGGCGAAGCCGCTATTTGTGAGCGGGTATGACGGTTTGACGGTTAGGTTCGCCATTCGCAGCTTGACGCCATTCGGCAAGAACGATCTGGCACCCGTAGCGGGGACCGGTCGCACAACGGGAATTTGGCCCGCTGGCACGTGTCCGCCGGGATCGAGCGTGGCGAGCCCGTTGACGGCACCCTTCTGCGATATCGGCAAGTAGAGAGCGTCCAGATACGCCTTGGTCTTGTGGCCCCACGACGGCCACCACGAGCCCGCGGCGTCCGTGATGAAGCCGACCAGCTCGTGAGCGCCGGCAAGGACAATCGACGACGCTCCGACGCCCCGAATGTTGCCCGTGACCGTGAGCGCGTTCGCCGTCGCATCGTCCTTGGCGACCGCGATGGCGATGCCGGCCCCGAGGCCCGCCGGGAGGGCTTGCGCCTGCGCTCCGGACGTGCAGTCGTGCGTCGACTGCCGTCCAGCCGTCAGGGTGCCGCTCGCGGTGACCGGCGTAGCGTTCGGGACGAGCGCCACGCCACCGCTCGGGGGCGCGCCCCACGTCGCGAGGTTCGAACCCGTGCCGTTCGAGAGCGGAACCTGCCCCGCAGAGGCCGGGAGCCCGCTCATACTTGCCACCGAGGCTGGGAGATCAGTCAGGACGAGCGGATCGCTCCCGCCGGGCGCGTGCGAAGCGTGATGGCCGAGCGGCGTCCGAGCGTCCGACAGACGAGAATCCCCGGTCCCGACCTTGCCCGCCAAGCCCGGCACCGTCGGCAGAGCAGCCGTGCCAGCGAGATCCCCCGCGAGCTGGACGATGCCCTTCGCGCCCGTCGTCGCATCCGCCGGAGCTGAAGCGGTCGCCCGAACCGTCGGGTTCGTCGCCGTGCCACCGATGACGACAGAGGCATCCGCCGCCGTGACGCTTGCGACCTTGCCGGCGATGGCCGTCGCGTTCGTGCCCTCGTTCGCCCGAGCCGTCGACGCCTCACTGGCAATCGCCGTCGTGTTCGCCGTGACCGCCCCTTCGACCGCCTGCCAATCCTCCGCGCCCTGCGCCATCGAAATCAGATCCCCAGCGATGATCACCCGAGGCGGACTCGTGATCGACACCGTCAACGAGTCGCCACTGATCGCCGTCACCCGAGCACGAACCGAGTTGAACAGCGTCGGCGCTCCAGAGGCTGGCTGGATCGTCACCCAGAACGGCGGCGTCGAAGGCCCCCCGAACTGGGCGAGGCCATCACCCGGCGTCACCGTCAGCGAGCCGTTGACGATCGTCCCTCCCGCTGGGGGAGATACGATCGCCGAGCGGCGGAAGTTCAGCTTGGTATCGCCGAAGGCCATGAGGGTCTACTTGCTCCCCGTCTTGCGAGTCGGCTTGGACGTCCTCGGCTTCGCAGGCGGCCTCTGCTCGCCCACCTTCGTCGGCTGGCACGAGCACGCCTTCACAGCCGCCTTCGCCGTTGCGGCCAGGGCACGCTCCACGACGCCCAGTTTTGTCTCAAGGGCCGTCACGCGGCCGGCGAGGTCGGCCTCGCGCTTCTCGACCGCCCGAAGACGCTTGTCCATCTCGCCCAGGGGGCCGCTACCGCCATACAGGTCAGACATGAGGCTCCCTTCGGGGAGGCTTAGAGGCGGCAGGACTTCAGGCAGCGAGACGACGAGCCGGGCGGCCATGCCACGGCTGCCGGGTCTTGCGAACGCCGCGCTCAACAAGCCGCCGACGCTCGCCCCAGCACTTCTCGCAGAGGCAAGTCAGCGTGTCCGAGCATGACGAAGCCACCGCGACGAGGTCTGCGGTGGGCTTAGGTGCCTCGGATTCGCGGGTGACCACGCGCAGACGCGCGATCTCGGGCTTAGGGGCGCTCATGGAAGATGATGCTGCGAGCCCGTTTTCCGGGTGCACAAGGATGTGCACTGGGCCAGTTCGCCGAATATGCGGGCGACGGGGCGTCTCGGGCTACGCCGGATTGTACGGCATCGGGGGGACGGGTCAAGCCGCGAGGCGTTTGGCGATCTGCTCGGCGTGATATTCGACCCGGTCGATCGCCCTCCGCAGGCGAGCGTCCTGGAGGTTCTCGTCGGTGATCCGTTCCCGCAGTGCGTCGAGCTCCCGCCGCAGATTGTCCATGCTCGACGCCAACGGCTGCCGGCGGCGAGCGTCATCCTTCGCTGCGGCGTGCTCGAACAGCCGGGCGTGCTCATCCGAAGTGATCGCCTCCGGTTCGTCACGGGCCGCCTGGTGCGGATCAGTGACGTAGTCGCCACGGCCCATCCGGGCCGCGAGGAGGCGCGGCATGTCCCGGTCGTCGCGACGGAACGTCAGAACCCAGACCTCGAGGTCTGGGTTCGGCGTGCCGCCGTACAGGTCGGCCCAGTACTCGAAGAAGTCATCGCGGGTCTTGAAGCCCTCGCGGCGCGCATCCTCGAATGTCAGATCCGCCAGTCGCTCCCGGCGGATCTCGGTCACGATGAAGTGCAGGCTCGCCGGCTTGCCGCGCCCCGGCTGAGCAGCATAGGCGCGGCCCACGGTCCACGTGGGCTCCGGGGTGCGGATCCGTCGGCGGGTTTGCGTCTTCTGCCCAGCGGCGATCTTGTGGATCATGACCGGCTTGAAGATCACGCGGTCGTCTCCTTGGTCGGGGTTATGTCGGGCGACATCCTGCGTTGGATTGTCCGGATGTCCACCGCCCACTTCACGGCCTGCACCAAGGCGCCCGCGGCCGAACCGACCTCTTCGAGAAGCTGGTCGAGATCGCGCCGAGCCCGAATGATCTGGTCGTCGGCCGCGACGATGTGCTCAGCCTGCTCCGGGGCGGACCAGCGGGCGTCCCATCTCTGCGTCAGTTCGGCCGGTCGCATTGCTCTCCTGTCGGGGTATCGTCGGGGGAAGGCGACACTGAGGCGCCGTCGGCAAGGAACCGCACGGCGTCTGCGAACAGGGTCGACGTCTTCGTGCCGTGCTCGACGCCGTGAAGCTCGGGGATCGCAAACAGCCGCTCGATGATGCCCCGTGCCTGCTTGAGCTGCTCGG